TCGTTAAATTTTGGGGTTGATTCTGAATTGGTTGGGTTGCCATTTAGGTCCTATCTTTTGGTTACAAACATTTCGACTGGTAATTGAGCAGCAATTTCCCATTCGTCTGGTGTGATTTCTATAAACTTACTTCTCACCTGAGTGTAGAGGTATCTTTTGATGCACGGTCGTGCTAAACTATTCAGAACTTTTGTTGTCTGAAGAAGATCGTATGACAACTTCAGTCGTGTCGTCGGAGTTAGTTTCTTGTTGGCAGCAAACTTTGCCAATTGGTTAATCAGATACATGCGTTGTCCCTGATCCAAATAGTGAAGATTCAATCCGAGAAATCCATCTGAATAACTTTCAATCGGAAAAACCATCGGAAACTTGTCATAGATAGGTAGAATATCTTTCCACTTTGGATCGTATTTGAAGAAGAACATTCTACCGATGACGGTTGTGTCCTTTGATCGATCAGTATTTGCCAATATCTTGCGACGAAACCCAGCAGCAGTCGTTGCTTTTCCTCTTAGCCAATCTACCAGTTCTTTGTCTGTGTACTTCTTTGCCATCTATTATTTATTTGATTCCCAGATGATGCTCGGTTAAAACAACAAATTCCCATCCCTGATTATCACAATATTCTTTTGCTGACTTCCACTTGCTCAAATTAACACCGTATGTCATACACTCATTGATATATCGTTTGGTCTGTTTCTTGGGTTGTTTGGGAGGTTTTGTCTGTGCGTCTGGCTTGACCTCAAGCATCATAATCTGAATTGTTCCATCTTTCTTGCGTACTTTGGCAAGAAAGTCAGGGTAGTACCTGTGGATTCTGTTGTCCACAGGCGACAAATATGGTACCGCAAATCCATTTGGACGACCCTGCGGATGATACGATTGAGTATCAGACTGCCATTCTAGCACATTCGGATTGGTATCCAGATGCTGCATCACACGCAATTCCCATCCACTCCTATAGACTATACAAGAGGGATCTCCCAGATACTTCTTTGGATTGCGGGGTTTGAATAACCCTTTGTGTGTTTTCATACTAAATATATAGCACACTCTTATAGGAAAAATACATGGTATCCTTTTTAGACTCGATTCTTGGTTTTGGAGAACTTGCTCGTCAAGGAGCATCTTCAGCAGTTGAAGCAGTAAATCCAGGAACTCTAGATGGAAACTCTACTGCCAACGATCTTGCACAAAGTAAGTACAATTTTGATTATCTTGTCTTTCCAAATGACATTGGTATGGATAATATGGCCCACTATATGGTTATCAATATCAACGTCCCAACGCAGGGATTTGGTATAGGGACTCAGGTAAGATCAGCAGCAGGACAGTACACAAACCAGTTTGAAGTTTTAACATCTGGAAACATGCAGTCAAAGGTTGATACCCTTCGATTTGGTGGGTCTGGAGGAACTGGGGTTGATCGTGCTGGACTTGAACAAGTTCCACGACAAACAAGACGTATTGCAGAATCGATTGCTCTTTTTATGCCTCAAGGTCTATATTTCAACTCTCAAAATGAATATCAAAACATCTCCTTGGCAGCAACTGGTGGAAGAGTTCTAAGCGGTGTTGCTGGAGCATTTGGTGGTGCTGATGTTGGTGCCGCTGCAGGACAATTACTTGCTGGGGGAAGTGAAGCATTGGGTATTATGAAAAATCCCATCAACCCAGCAGTTGAAGTCATCTTCAATACAACCAATCTTCGTACATTCAGTTTCAGTTTTAATTTTGCTCCTCGCAATGAAGAAGAATCAATAAATCTAAGATCAATCATCAAAACTCTTCGTTTTCATGCCGCGCCCGAAATCAATAATAGTTGGTTTGGTGGTGGAATTGGTCTTACCTGGATTCCACCAGCAGAGTTCGATATTACGTTTTTTCACAAAGGTAGAGAAAACTTTGCTCTACCAAGAATCAATACTTGTGTCATGGAAAGAATAGACGTTGACTATCATCCAACAGGAAAATATGCCACATTCTACAATGGATTTCCAGTGGCAGTTCGTATGGACTTACATTTCCGTGAAGTTGAGATTATTCACAAGGCCCGGGTCATCAGAGACTTCTAATAGAAAGAAACCACTAAATGAAATACTTCGATCTATTTCCTAAAGTACCATATGACATTGCTGGTAATCAATTCAGCAACTATCAAAATGTTACTAATATCTTCTTTCGCATTCGTATGCTTCAAGAAGTTTTAGGGAACATTTCTGCTTACTATGAATTTATCATTCGCGAAGGTGACACACCAGAAATTCTTGCTGAGAAGATTTATGGTGATCCAGAAGCACATTGGATTATTCTTATGGCAAATAATATTGTGGATGCCCAGTTTGAATGGCCACTGGATAGTCGTTCATTTAACAACTATATAATAGGTAAATATGGTTCAATTGCTGCCGCCAAAACAACAATTCATCATTACGAAAAAGTAATAACACGAGAAGAATCCCGATCAGGTCTAATAACAGAGACTCGATTTGTAGTAAATCAAGAAAAATTAACTGACAATGATATGGACGTTCCTTATGATTATTATGAGGGAACTGGATCATTACCAGAAACACAATCTGTGGAAACATTCAACCTTTCAGATGGAACAACGGTGGTTCAAACAACCTATCGTGCCGAAATTTCAAATTACGATTATGAAGATCAATTAAATGATTCAAGAAGAACAATCAAAATGATAAAACCAGAATATTATTCACAGATCATGGCAGAATTTGACAAGTTTACTGACTATGCCTCTTCACCATTTTTGAGAAGATTGAGTTAATATGCCAGGACCAACACAGTCGCATAACGAAGGATCAACAGCAGGTGGAAACAAAGGCAATGCTGCATTAGCAGAAATTGAACTTAAATTTCCTGGTATTGACCCAACTGTATTGCGACAGGTAACTCCTGTAGAAATTATTCTCGGCGAAAGTCTTCTTACTCCAGGACTTCAAACAGCAATACGTGTTCATTCATATCATCATCATCTACCAATCAAAGACCTAAACAAATACAAAAACAACATGGTTGAAATAGTTATCAATCGCGATATTCTAAGAAGATTTGGTCTAAATCATATTATGCGTGTCAGACAAAAGGTTTATCGTCTAGACAATCGTAAATTATTCAATCAAAACACCGAAGAGTTTGTCATTCATGCCTGCGATCAAACATTGCTAAATGATGCTAAATCTCTTGTATCGAAAATGTGGAAATGTACCACACCATCGTCAGTCGTTTCTGATGTTTTGAGTCAGTGTGTTGGTGCGACAAACATGGATATCGAGTCATCTGATCCCGCGAGAGATTACATTGCGGAAAATATTCATCCCTATCAAGTTGTCAATCAGCAAGCAAATGCAGCATTAGCAGCAGGAAATGATCCATCATTTGTCCACTATATGACATTTGGAGATATGACAAGAACTGGAAGAACAAGTGGAAAGCATCATTTTCGTTCACTTGAAACTCTTACAAAACAAGCACCAGTTATGAAATATGTATTTGATGAAGGTGGTGCTGATTCTGGTTACAGTAATCCCTATGGTATTATTACTCACTCATTTCCATGTGACTTCGATTTACTTTCAGACATACTCAACGGAGTTGACGAGTCTGGAAATGAAATTAACTCTGCCGGATTATTCAACCCAGTGACAAAGCAGTTCAATCTCTTTGGAAATCAGACAATGGGTTGTGGTATTGGTGGAGGAACATACAAAGTAGGTATGACTAATCAAGACTCAGCAGGACAGCAAAACGCATGTCCTGACTATTCATATCTGTATCTTCAAAAAAGACAGGCAAGAATGGGACTTCTAGAGCAAGACAAGATTGCTCTGCGCATTACTGTTCCATGGTATCCAGAACTCCATGCAGGAAAAGTCATTGAAATAAATCTTCAAAACAAGAATGATGTGACACTAAAAAATTATGGATCAGGAACATATTTGATTGTATCACTAACACACAACATCAAACGTGGTGGTATGGCAACTACCACAATGGATTGTGTTTCAACTACCACTGGAGAGGGTATAGTATAATGAGTAGACCATCTGAATTTCCGCACACTGCAGGAATATCAATGAGAATTGTCACTGGAGGCGACAACAAGAGACAAGATCCGGGACAAAGTAATAAACTACAGGCAACTGATCCATTAAGGCATGGAAATAATATTAACGCAAATCAGTATCCGTTTATTCCTATTTTGGGTGCATGTAATCAACGCGATCTAGAAACAAATGCTCCACCACCAGAACCTGGTAGTGCTGTGGCGTGTTTTCCTGCAATGGGAGATCCATCATCACTTGTTGCAGGATTTGTCGTAAAAGATCAAAACAAGAGTGGTGCATCTGCTGGAAATATGGATCTCATGGGATTAAGAAATGTAACCGAATCACTTCAACGACAAGTGGGTAAAGTTGTTTCGACCGGTTTCAAGAGTGGATCGCGTGATGGTGCCGAGATAAGAGAACCTAAAGATGGTGATTCGTGGACACATGCTCTTACAAAAGGTCTACCAACTCATGCAGCAACATGGCCACTTGCTGGAACTGTTCTACCAAGTAGACAAAACATCGAAACGGCCGTTCAACAATTTTCAAGCATCCTTTCACCATCTATGGTTTCACAAATGCCCGGATCATTTATGAGTATGGGCGATCTCTTCTCGGGAATGACTAAAAACCAGAAGAAGCAAATACAAGAATCAATGCCAAAAGATGTATATCAAGCATTTGAGAGTACGACCAAACTAATGCAATCTGGAGATGGTGGGTCATACTCAGCAGACGGAAGAGTCAATCCAGAAGTTTTTGTTGCCAATGCTATTGATCTTTTGACACAAGTAAAGAGTCCTTCCGATCTTGAACATGTTTTGCATCGTTTGCAGTATGACACAGACCTCTTTGGATTAGATCAACTTGAAGCAGTAGCAATGGAAGTTGAGGGGGCATTTGGAACATTCACTCAGAAAATTGATGCCAATGGAAACATCACTGATGAAATTCCAGAAGTAGTTCAACAAGCAATAGAAGCATTTTCTAGTATGCTATCTTCAGCATCTTCGGCACCTTCTGCTGGTGCTAGTGAAAATCTTTTTGGTGGAGCAGCTGCAACAATGACTGATATGTTGGGAAGAGTAGAACCAACAGTTCAAAAGTTTCGTCAAGATATGCTTCAGGAACTGAATACATCTTCGACAGCAGAGACGTTTAAACAAGTATTAGAAAAAGCAGCATGGAATGGCGGCGATCCGCTCAGTTTGATAGGATAATATGGTAGATAGAACAAATTCCTCAACGGATGACGCAAAACAAACTCCAAAAAAATGGAGTCAAAATAAAGATGCGCGAAAAGACAAAAAAGCAGGTCAGTATGCAAGTCATACCACTTGGAAAACTCGATCTGGACATACACTAATATTTGACGATTCCGAAGGTGCTGAGGCAATTACAATTCAGCATCGCGGTGGATCGGCAATGCAATTCATGGCAGATGGAAGTGTGGTTCATACTTCTCACAACGGTCAGCAAAATATTGTCTTTGGTGAAAATCGCATATGGGTTTCTGGTGCGCATGATATTACTGTTGAAGGTGATGCGTCTATCAAGTGCAAGGGAAACTATAATGCCACCATCGACGGAGACGCAAATTTTACTACCAAAGGTGCCTTTAATATCACTGCCAAGAGCATGAATCAGACAATCTCTGAAAACTTTGATCTTGCTGCTGGTAGTAAAATGGAAAAGATTCAGAACTCGTCGATTTCACAAGTTCATGGTGCACTATCAATGAGTAGTAAATACGGACTTTCTATGGTATCAACTGGAGACGCAGTAGGAATTGGTGGTGCGACAACTGTGGCATTGAAATCTGGTGGAGAAACTGCCATTCAATCTGGTGGGCAGACATCGATTCAAGCGGGTGGAAATATTGGTATGGATGGGTCGCAAATTCGCATGAACTCTGGGGACTCAAAAGCAGTAGCAGAAGTTTTGAATATGCAGGCAGTGCCAGCACCATCTAAGCAACCAACAGGAACAGTATAAATAACAAATGGCAGTTCAAAAAGTAACACGTAGAAAAGATTGGTCCGATCTTGATTTGGACTTTATAGCACATCCCACAACTGGAGATGTGGTAAAGAAAACTGGTGTGGATGCTATTAAGCGATCAATTCGTAATCTCATTCTAACAAACTTCTATGATCGGCCGTTTCGATCATACATTGGCAGCAATGCTCAGAAGATTCTGTTCGATAACATTAATCCTCTGACTGCAACATTTCTTAAGAATGCAATACGTGAAACCATAGTCAACCACGAACCTCGTGTCGAACTTATAAGTGACCAAGATGGTGGAATTCTAGTGGACGTAAATGCCGATCAAAATGGGTACAACGTTCGACTTTCGTTTATCATTCTAAATAGAGGTGAACCGGTTACAATTTCACTCTTTCTCGAAAGACTCCGTTAATGGCAACAGAAAAATCAGCACTTCGCGTTACAGAACTTGACTTCAATAGTATTCGCGAAAATCTAAAAACCTATCTACGCAGTCAGGAAGAGTTTGAAGACTTTGACTTTGACGGAAGTGGTATGTCTGTATTGCTTGATATATTGGCATACAATACTCACTATATGGGTTACTATCTCAACATGGTGGGGAACGAAATGTTTCTGGATAGTGCGCAAATCCGAAACAATATTCTTTCTCATGCAAAGGCCATTGGATACGTTCCGGAGAGCAAAAAGGGCGCACAAGCAAGAGTCAATATCAACATCACTCCATCAGATACAGAAGATCAGGTTGCAACCAGTCTCAGACTGGAAAGATTTACTCGTCTATTGGGAGCAGACATTGATGGTGTGAACTATCCGTTTGTCACATAC